ATTAAACTAAATTTTTCCATTCTTTTTTCTGTTTTAATTGTTTTATTATTATTATTAATTAACCTTTTATTTTCTTCTTCTATTTTTTTTATTTCATCATCAATTTCTTTTTTTCTAATATTAATTTCGTCAAATTCTTTTCTTTCTGTTTCATCCAATTTTCTTTTTTCTGTTTTTCCTTTTTCAATCATATTTTTTTGTTTTTCAGATAGTTGATTTTTTTCATCAATCAACTTCAATATACTTTGTTCTTCCATAATTTTATTTTTATATAATTATTTTTTTTTTATTATTTTTTTTTTATATAATTTTTTTTATATAATATTATTTTATTTATTGAATTTCTTTTTCTAATTCCTTATAATATTCTTCTAATTCTTTTTGCCTTTGTTCTTCTAATATTTTTTTATTTTCTTCTTGAATTTCAGCAAATCGCTTCAAATTTACAGAGGTTTTTTCATAAGCAGGTTGAAAAACTGGTGAAACATCATATAATTTGTCAATTTGTAAAATGGTACGAACATAAGAACCATCTGGCTGTAATTGCCAATCATCTCCAGCAACGGTAAAGGCAAAAGAACTTGCTGTAATATCACCTCGCTTGATCATTTCTATTGTTTCATCTCCCACTGCTGTTTGAGGTGCTTCAAAATTATATTTCAATCCTCTTTCATCAACAGTAAGTTGTAATGTTCCTTTTCCAAATTTTGAACGAGCCAACACTCCCTTTTCTTTGTTATGATCGAGCGTTGCAAATACATCCGATTTTTCAATTACACCATCAAGTGCATTGGGATCAATTTTTTCAACAAAACCACCTAAATCTGTAGATAAAGAATTGAATAACAGTGCATAACCTTCAACATTTCTTGTACTACCGCTTGCAATTGAAATTTCATTTTCTAATTTTCTTATTTCTTGTTCCATAAATATATTTTTTTAGCCTTTAATTATATATGTATCTAATTTGTCCGATATTTATTGTTTAATATTTTTTTTTATTTAGCATTATTTACAGGTTTAATTTCACTAGGTGTAGCAGATTGAGATGGCATAATACCATTTACAATATTTTTTAACGTTGTCATATTAAGTTGTATCATAAGATCATTACCATTTTCTAATTCACTATATGATAGAGCCTTACGAACTTCATTAGGTGTTAAAATACCATTAGTTTCAAGTTTAGTATAATATTCTGCCATTGATTGTTTGTCTGTATTTAAAAATTGACTAACATCAAAATTTGCACTAATATTATTTTCGGATGGCAACCATAATTTTCTATTTATTTCTTGTTCAATTAACGTTAAATATGGTTGAACTGTGTCACTTAAAAATTCCAACTGTGTTTGTTCAAGTGTACTATATGAGGAATTTTTCAAGTCAAATAATTTCACTGGCGATATATTAAAAAATCGGGCAATTTCAGTGTTTGAAAATTCTCTACTTTCTAATAATTGTGCATCTCTTGCATTGATAGAAATAGGTTGATAATCAAGACCACCAGGAATAATCGCAATTCCTCCATTTGAGGTATTTTCAAATGCTTGTCTCCAACTATTCCTAATTTGTTCTTTTTGTGCCTCAGTAAGAATCGCAGAAGACTTTAAAATACCTGATAAACTTGCTCCAGATTTATAAAAATTATTTGCATAATGTTCACTGTCTTTTGATAAACTTAATGTATCAATTGCGTGCTGAATAATTGAAATACCACGAACTCCATCAATGCTATACATCCAAAAATGCAACATATTTTCAGAACTAATTATCTGATCTTCACCCGATCCAGCTACAATATAAAGAACTTTATCTGTTTGATAATCATAAGTAACAGTTACCAGTTCGTGTGGTAAATATCGTAAAGAAACAACTTGTCCTTTTGCATTTCTTTGAATATAAGCATATCCATTACCTTTTAACATTATGCTACTAACCAATAATTTAAAAAAATTAAATCTAGAAAAATTTGCACTAGGCTGTTTATTTAAAATATTAAAAGCATAATGTTCATAAAAAATATTTTTATAACCTTGTGCATCACTCTTATATGTATATAATGGTAAAATAGCAACAGCGTTACTAATTTGATTTACAGCACTATATACAGCACTTAATTTCATTGCTGAATTTGCTTGAAAACTTGAAACACTAGAAAAATTTAAGGCACCAGATAACAAGCCCATACTTCTTTCTTCTGTATTTTCTGTATTTTGGTTATTTACAGTTGTTTTTTCAATATTAACATCTTTATTTTTTGTTCTAAATAATTTCATATGTATATTGTATTTAATTATAATGTATTAATAATGTCAGATTTTTTTTTAAAATGTATATATTGATGTATCGTATTTAGGAATTTGTAAATATCCTCCCAATGCTGTTAACATTGAAATAACCCCATCGATTTTGTTTTTATTTGACGATTTGGTTGGTTTAACGTTATCATTATGATCATATTTTAGAACAACATTTGAAAAACAAAATCTAGTTATTTCGTTATTATCAATTATTATTTTATTAGATCTCGCCAGTCGTTCAAATTCTTTGGTTGGTCTATTAAAATTTGCCAATGATTGAGAAAATGGTTGCATATTTAAACCCTGTTCAGTTGCATTAATTGCAAACTGAGTAGCGTTATAAGTGTCATAAAAAACTGCATATATTGGACATATTTTATTAATTTTCAATATATCGGCTAAAATATAATCGTAATCCACAGCATTTCCACTAGTTAATATAATTTGTTTTTCAAAATGCCATTTCTTATATAATTCCTTTTGTTCATGTTCACCCAAGGCTGTATAATGTAAATAATATTTAGTAGTAAATATATATTTATCAATTGTAGAATCATAAATAAGAACGCTAACTGCCGTTAAGTCTGATACGGCACTTAAATCCACACCAACATAACATGGTTGTCCTCTATATTGTTCTAAATCAACATTTTTTGTACTGTCTAATATTAATTTATTGGAAATCCAATTTTCATAGCTAGAGCACCAAATATTTAACAATTTTGTTTTTACATTTACCTCAGCAGAACTATTATTTTTTGCGTTAATTACCTCTCTTTCTATATATTCTTTGGTTGTAGTAACACCGATGTTTGGATTAGCCTTTATCCATTTTGTTTCATCATCCCATGAATCATCTTCGTCCATTTCAAATATAAAAATAGCATATGAATCATCATTTTTTACACCCTGTAAAATTTCTTTTGATGTGTCGTACAACTTTTTACATGGAGAAAGTTGATTAAAACCAGCAGTAGTAATAATCATTCCTAGAGGTTCCTCACGCATACCCTGTGAAGATGTTAAAACATCAATCATTTTTGTATCCTTTGCTTCGTGATACTCATCAATTATAAAACTACTTAGGTTTAGACCATCCAATTTAGATGTATCAGCTGCTACAATTTTTGCATGTCCTTTGTTTGCATCAACCTTTATATCATTTCGTAATATTTTAATTATATTACCCTTAGGATCAATAGACTTTGCAAAATTTGAAGTAATTTCAAGTAAAATTCTAGCCTGTTCACGAGAATTTGCTGCAAAAACAACCTCTGGTGATTGTTCTCCATCTGCAATTAAAAGATACAATGCTATTGCAGATGCAAAAGATGATTTTCCGCTTTTTCTTGCTATTTCAATGAATACATTTCTTGTTAATCTTTTTTTTGTTTTAACACTGTGAATACCAAACACATGAGCAATTATAAATTTTTCCCAAGGTTCTAAAACAAAATTTTCATTTGCATGTTTTCCAATATAATGCCTTATGTTTGATATAAATCTAATTACATTTTGCACTTTATTTTCATCAAAATATAAATCATCCCTTGATTTTAGTTCTAAATATCTTTTTGCAGCTAATTTAATTGAGTTTCCGGCTATAATATTACCATTCAGAACATTATGCGCATATTCATCATAATTACTAATCATATTAATTATTAACCATTAATTATTAACCATTAATCATTAATTACATTTTTATTTAATCTTTTTTCTATTGAATTGCTTTTTGTTAAAAATTGTGCCAAAGGACTATCGTCAATAACAGAATCAGCATTCATTTCTGAACCGCTTTTCAAGGTTAATCCAAATTGAATTAATAATTTAACTGCTTGTATTTGTGCGTCAGTCTGAACTTTTAAAAGAGGATGTTTCTGTATTACTCCGAACCGATCCTTTACCGTAAGTCCCTCTTTCTTAATAATTTTTGAACACATTACAAATGTATTATAGTTTTCTTCTAACATATACAATGCAGCATTCCATGTTTCATCATATGTTTTAAGACTTTTTAAAACAGTCTTCATAAAATTTTGACATTCAATTTCATTTTCTGTATTAATTTTGTATTTCATATGTATATTGTTTTTGATATATTATGTATTAATATTGTCTGATTTATAGTTATTATGCTCTATAATGTATTTATTTTTAATAGTAATACTTTGATATTACTTTCTTATTATATTGTCTAAAATCGCCTTAAAATGGCTAATAAATACATATATTTTTTTTATGTATTTGATTTAACCGTTAATTGAGATGTTCCAGCAATAGCTGCGCAAATTGCAATAAGATAACTTAACACAGTAATTAAATTTATATTTAAATTTAGTTGAGTTGTTGAATTTATTATAACAACCGCAGATGCTGAACTGCCTATTTTAATTGATAATTTTTTTAATTCTTTGAAAAATTCAGGTGATTCTGCTTTCCATCTATATTTTATTACTTCAATTACTTTGTTTAATAATAATATTTTATTTTGATAATATGTTTTTAATTTATCCATAATGTTTATATTTATTTTAATTATTATTATATATATAAATATCATAATATTTTAAAAAGTATATATTATATTATAAAAATATTTTTATAATAATATTTATTAAACTTATTTTAATGCTTTATAAGCTCATAAAATTATATGAGTGGTAACTTTATACTACTTTTTTATTATACTGTCTTAAATCGCATTAAAATGACTATTTTGGACATTTTTTTTGGATTATATTAATATCATTATTTAATAATACTATTTTATAATCTTTTTTATAACATTTTTTTATTAAATAATTTCTTTATTTAATATAATTTATTTAATATTTATATCATTAAAAAAAAGTGACATCAAGAGTGCAATAACACTAATTATATAAAAATATTAGAGTAAATGCACTTTAAATGTCACCTTTTTATGTTATTAATAATATTATTCAAAATATTACTAATAGAAAAAGATTTATATCTACAATAGTAGAAATTTATACAAAATACATATTGTAATTGATTTAAATTTTTGATGCCGTTACAGTAATTGCCTTATCTAGCATCGATTGAATAAGTAGATATTCTTCTTCGTTATTTGTAACTTCATGAAGATTTTCTATTATTGAATCAATTATTGATTTTTTAATTATTGACTCATAATTGTTATTAACTTCATTATTACTAACTCCATACGCATTTTTATTAACACTTCCTGTTGGTTTTAAATCTTTTTTCATACTTTTTTTTTAAATTGTTATTAATAATATACTCTATTTTGTAATTGTTTTACACTGCAAATGTACTACCTTTGTTTAATATTACCAAAAAATATGTAGTTAATAATAAATAAATTATGTTAATTAATTAATATATAGTTATTTGTGTTATTTTATTTATATCTTATTAAAAAAAAGTATCATTAAAAGTATCTTATCTCTAATGTTGTTATTCTATATAGTTATTGTTAATGCACTCTCGATGATACTTTTTTATATTAGATTATATTATATTTTTATTAAACTTATTTTAAGGCGATTTAAGCTCATAAAAATATATTGGTAATATCTTTATATTACTTTTTTATTATATTGTCTTAAATCTACTTAAAATGACTATTTTTGATATTTTATTGGAT